CTGATACTCTGGTAATGGATTATCTGTTTCTCTATAAATTTCAATTTTCATGGGTCGGCCAGTTCTTTGCATTGATTCCTATTGGTGTTGATTTCATACTACTAACAGAATATTCTGTTTCAACAACAGCAGGTCTGTTTATCTTGTAAGATTGTATTTTCTTACATTGTTCACATTCATAATATCCATACCATTGATGATGACTAATACCTTCAGCTATCTGCTTGCAAGTATTCATCTGACAATTCGGACATTTCCTTTTCATTTTCATAATCGTGTACTACCTCTTTTAATTCGTTTCTAATGTGAAACTTTTTCCAAATCCTTTTCTTTCGTTTCTTGGATTTGTCTGTTGGTGCTTTCCTATAAGTCTTGCCCATCTTATCTCCTATTTATATGACTACTTGTTTAAAATTATAATCAAATTTTTCATCTGTATAAATTTTTACTCGTTCCTTCCAATGCTTCAATCCATAATTATCTCGTTTCTTCCAATGCAAATCATCAACTATATCATATAAGACTGCTTGATTGTTCTTATCATCCAATCTCAAAACTCTACCAATAGATTGCAAGTTTCTAATCTTGGCCTTGTACGGGTGTGCAAATATTAATGATTGTAGATTCTTTATATTTACACCTGTCGATAAAACACCAGATGATGCAATTATAATAGCATCTTCTTCTCCTTCTGTTGCTTGTCTAATTTCTTCTCGTTGTTCAACTTCAGTTTCACCTGATATAAAATATACTCGTCTAGTAGATACTTTATTCAATAACATTCTCATCAAGACCTTACCATGCTTCTCTACATAATTAAACAGTATGAGTGTATTGCCTTTCTGATCTAATGCAAGATTACATATAAAGTTATTGCGTCTATTATGCTCAACAATAAAATCTATTTCTTCTTTATATGTTGCTTTCTTGACTGACTCTCTTTCAACCTCTGGATACTGCATCAACAAACATTGTATCTTTAATTCAGAAATATGTTTATCTTTCATCAACTGTTTAGATGTTACAGCCTTATAGACTTTACCAAACAACCCTTCCAATACAAATTGATGTGTCTTGGATTCAGTCAATGTTCCAGTAGTACCAAATCTATATCGACAACTAATCATCTTTTCCAAGATACCCTTTAATGATGTTGCATTACATAGATGAGCTTCATCACCAACTACCATACCAAACTGTTTAAAGAATGGAACTCCAAGTCTAAACAATGATTGCCATGTAGAAATCACAATCTGTTTATCTGTTTTCTTATCTCTACCAGAATAAATCATGTGACATTGTTGTTCAACATCCCACTTGTCATGTGATGAATAATCTTTAAAATCATTATACATCTGTGTAACCAGATTCGTAGTTGGCACCAGTATCAACATCTTGTCATGTTTCTCACCCTGTCCCTCATCCAGAAAATGTTGATGCCATCTTATTAATGCATAGATAACCAGACTCTTTCCAGAGGATGTTGGTGATAATAACAGAGCTCTCTCTTTCTTCACACAATGTTTAAAAGATTCCAACTGGTAATCTCTCGGTATAATTGGTTTGTTTTTACAATGTAGATTGAGTGATTTGAAGAAGTCGCTGATGTTCTCATCAGACAACCCTGAGGTAGGTGTAATACTTACTAAATCACTTTTAACTGGATACAATCGTTTCAATGCAAACTGCATAAGATGATCGTACAGTCCAGTATAAAGTTGTTGTGTCTTTATATTGAATAAACGAATCTTGCCATCCCATATCTTGTTACGATACTGAGGCATGAACTGGAAGCCAGGTACTTGAAAAGAGAAGTACTCATTCAGTTCCATCGCGACGTGTCTTTCACAGGAAATCATTAAAAATGTTTCGTTCTGTTTTCCAACAGTTATCATAATTAAAAGGCACCACCCATAAATTTTTGGTGTTCAAGTGCGTTCTTTATATTAAAAGATTTATTCTGCATAACTTTTCCAGCTTCAACAACTAACTTTAATTTTTCAGTTTGAAGTATAATTCTATCTTGTATATTACACAACTTAGAATCTGCCTCTAAAAAAGTATTAACATCTGATTTTAAAACTTTGTGATCGAATGGTTCTTTTTCATATTCTTCATCTGAAGCTTTGCCCATGTAATACATCCACCGTTTTAACTTCATTATATTATATTCTCTTTCAAGATACCTCAAAATGACTGCTTCATCATGAGCCATCTGCTGATACTTAACTGCTTGTTCTGGAATTTTAAGAGATTCAGTATCGAGTCGAGTATGGTCAATAGACCTGTCTTTCTCAAGCATATCTTTTATATCTTCAATTTTCATGTATATACTATAACATATCTAAATTGGAAATACAAGGAAAAGTTTTCTCATACAATCTTTTCTATATCAAACATGCCACGAAAATTGAAAGTCGCGTCAACTACAATAGGATCCATTCCGGTCGGAGTTGCATCAAACTGAATAGAACTAAGAGATGTAGGAAAACAATCAGTAAATTTAATTCTATAGTTTGGATTTGATTTATTTGTATGAAGAACAATAGTTAAATCAGAATATTTACTAAGACTTTTGGAAGAAGCAGATGGCTCTTTTAAAATTGCAAATTGTTTATAATCTCTTGGAAAACCGAGAGCCGTTAACCAATTATATACTTCAATATAATTCTGCAAATCTTCATCTACTATAAAACTAAGACTTAATGCTTCAAATGTCAAAGTGTCACCTTCAAGTGGTAAATTTAAAAATGGACTTGGTTCATTTGTTTCACCAAGAACAATTGTTGGGAGACTAATTCTTTGACAAAAATATTGAACAGCCGGTTGTCTTGAAAATGTAACATCAAAACTAACGACATTCAGCTGATTAAGATTGGTAGGTTGTGATTCTGTAAGTTTACTCATTATTTATTCTCTGTAAGTGTTTCTCCAGTTTTGGGTATTTCTGTAAGCATTTCTACTTGTTCTGTATCTGCTTCTTCTATATCTTCAATCTCAACATCTTCACGCATAGCTAGTTTACGTTTATACCACAGCTGTGCTTCTTTAAGTTTTTCTTTTATTTCCATTATGTTTCTCCTTTAAAGCTTAATACAATTTTATAGAAGTATTTATAATACTTAAACCAGAACCGACATACATAATATAACATAAAGAAAAGCCCAATACAAGGAAAAAGTTAAGAATATTCGATACCAGCTCTATTCAATTTTTGACGATTAAACATATGTTCCTTATGTATATCAATCTTAGATTGGCCATGATACTCAACAGCCATATGTTGTTCAACCATCAGCTGGTTAATATTCACATCATCAACGATAATCTCTCCGAGGATTCTGCCATATTTTCCCTTCTTATCCAAGTAAGTTTTTAAAGTAATACATGAACCTTTCTTGCATTGATCTTTCAGAAATTGGGCAGCCAATTTGCCATAAAATTTTTCTTCTTTATCTCTAGTACGGGATTCAGGAGTGTCGATGCCATACAACCGAATTCGTTGTTTGGAAAGAATCATACCAAATCCTAAATCAATATCAACATCTACAGTATCACCATCCACAATCCTTCTTATCTTAGTTTTGTATTCATGCATATCAGTCCATTGAACAAGGCATCCAAACATCTTCTTTATCGTGATAATGTACAGTACCATGACAACCAAACCAATGAGAAGCTTTTACAGCTTCTTCAGGTGTTTTATACATATGTTGAAATAAATCTCTTGAATTAATAACTCCTTCAGGTGGTATTCTAGGACTACCAAATTCATCCATTGGGCCATGACTGCCTTCAGGTTTAGAATTAAATTTACCTGTATTTTTTTCTATAAATGTACCAATAGATTCATAAAATTTTTCCTTACCTACATATCCAATAAGTCTTGCTACTTCTTTATCATCCCATATAACGAATGTTGGTGTTTGTTCAATTGCTGATAAACGTAATTCAGCAAATGCATTCATTATCCATCTTGGAGGTGGTTGATCTATGTCAATGATTTTAAGTGGAAGATGTTTTGCATACTCTGATTTGTGATATGTTGGTTTAACCTCTTTAAGAAAATCTCTACAATAACCACAACGATCAGTACTGAACATAAGTAGTTGCAATGCTTCAGCAGGAATAGCCATCAACAAAACAAACATAAATGCTAGTAATAATTTTTTCATATTATCTCCAAACAAAAAAAGAGGGATAGGGAATTAACCCCATCCCCCTCTAATTTAAATAAACAACCTAACTTACATAAGGTTGAGAACTTTGAACTTGCGATAGTAAGAGTTTGCACCCGAACCAAGTCCACCACTAAACGGGTTATGAGTCATTCCATAACGAGTTTTGAAAGCGATCTTCGGTTGGAATGTATTCTCACCCATAGCACGAACCATCTGTAACGGAACGTAAGGACAATAGAACATGCCAGCATCATAAGGAGAAGTCCCCTTATAACCAACAGTTACTATATGCTCAAGTTGAGTTGCAGCACTAATGTAATACGGATCAACATAAACTTTCATTCCATTGACCGTACCAACCATTGTATTAACATGAGTATCATTGTTTACACTCGCAGACATTGCCGGAGCATAATCAAGAACACCAGCCAATGCCAATGCAGATGCTACATCATTCGTTGTCATAATGAAATTTCCTTTGCCGCGTCGAGTGGCTACAGAAATAGAATTTGCTTCACGTTCAATCTGATACAACAAACCTTTGAATTTTTCAACCATCCATCGACCATTAGAGTCGGTGTTAAGATCGAAAGCACCAGCAGTTGTAACTGTACCAGTAGGCGCACCAACAGTTGCAGCAGTATAAATTGTACGAACTACTTCCCGATTAATTTCAGAAAGAATTTCCGTAGAAAGAATATTTGCCAATTCTGTTTCAGCATCCAAACCATGAATAGCTTTCAGATCCTGAGCAAGTTCTGTTGAATACTCTGCTCGTAATGCACGAGTTTTGGATTCTACAGCATGCTTCTCAATCGTGAATGCCATCTCTGGAATAAGATTTCCACCAGCATCGCCAAGAGCTTCACCAGTTGCCGTTGCATTACCAACACCAGTTGTCCAAGTACCATCAAAAGGATTGTTGGTATCATCGGTAGCAACATGGGCAGTAGCAGCACCAGAGAAGTCTGTGTCAGCTTCGTTGAACAGAGCTTCGTTAGTATTACCAGCTGCTTGCGCAGTATATTTAGAATGCATAGCAAAGATCAATCCCGTAGGACCGGTCATCGGCTGTACACCACAAACGTCATAAGCAATCATCTGAGGCATTGCTCTACGAACTAGAGAAATAAGAATCGGATCCCAAGCAGCAACTCCACCAGTTTCAGTAGCACCGTAAGCGGCATTACCCATACTGTTTGCAGGAGCAGCTTCTGCAAGATACTTCTCTTGATTCTCCAATAAGCGTCGAGTTACATCTCTGCGATACGGATCTTTAATCTCAGGGAGATCCGGATGCTCAATGACATCTTTCCACTTTTTATTAATATCTTCGGTTAAATACATTTGTATCTCCTTAGTAATTTAAAATTTTAATTTAACAAACTTCATTTCACTTTATCCATATATTTAAATAAGATTACTTACCTTGTCTTTTACTTAAGCTAGATATTGCAGCCATAACACTATCCATTTGACCGTCACTTGATCCATCGGTTATCTTTTTATTTGTTGCTGCTGTTCCCTTATTGTCATCCAGTTTCTTGTCTGATTTAAAGTAACTGTTTTTGATAATATTCAGTTTTTCTTTATATTGCTCATCTGATTCATAATCGACATCTTCGGTTAACTCTTTCATCTTATCAATGTCTGTGTCAACCATACCATCTGTAAGTTCATGAAAAATATCTTTAGCTTTATAAGTATTTAATTCTTTCGCTGTATCCATATGCTTCTCGGTCTGCTCGTCAAGTTTCGTTTCCAATTCGGCAACTTCTTGAACTAGACTCTCAAAGACATCTTCTTTCTCAGATGGGACATCAATGTAATGCTCTTCAAACAACTTCTTCAAACCAGAAATAAAGCTCTCTGTAACTTCGTTACGAACACCAGTTTCTACAGCTAGTTTATTTTCTTCCATCCATTCTTTAACAACATAATTCATATACTCATCCATTTTCTCTGTCATTTCTGTTTGCATAGCTTCTGTTTTTGTTTCTATATCTTTCTTAGATTCTTCACGAACTTGCTTACGAATCTTAGAAATTTTAGATTTAACAGCAGCTTCAAAAATTGTAGCAGCTTTTGTTTTAAACTCTTCAGAAAGTTCTTCACCATCTATGAGAGCAGCAACATCTTCAGCAACATCTACTTCAATTTCTTTTTCTTCCTTCTTGGCTTTAGATTCTTCTTTGTCGTCATCATCTTCGTCATCATCATCTTTGTCTTTATCTAACCAAGGTGGCTTACCTTCTTTTTTAGACTTCTTTGATTCTTTCTTAGATTCTACTTCTTCCTCATCATCTTCTTCATCATCTTCGTAATCTTCATCATCTCCTTCTTTCTTTGCTTTACCTTCAGATTTTGCAGAGGCGTTTGATTTTTTAGGTTTCTCCTCACTATTCTTGTTTGTTCCACCTTCTCCATCTTCCTCAGAATCTTCTCGGCCTTCTTCGTCATCTATAGCCGGCATACCTAATTTTTTGTTATCATCTTTCGCTTCTTCCATATCAGACTCTTCAAGTTTTCCATCATCTGTGAGTATTTCTTTTGCCATTTTGATTCTCCTAAAATGTATTTATTTGTTAAATATTTATAAGATTAAAGATTTTGAAGGAATTTTTGGAACACTTCGAGCTTTTTCTGATCCAATTCTTTCATTTTTGCATTCATAATTGTTTTCTTCATCGCATCTATATCTTGTTCTTTAATAACACCATTCTCCCATACCCACTCTTTGCCTTCCATAATACCATTTACAAATGCATCTGGTGCTGATGGATCAGCAACAATATCAACTGTGGATAAAACAAAATCACTTTGTACTTCATTAACACCTTTTTTATTAGCTTTAAGACTTCCCATCCCTCTGGAAGATACACCAAGTTTGACACCCTCACTAATAAAATTCTTAACGATCTTACCATTGGGTGTGTCCATTACTTTTGCTTTACCAATAAAATTCTTACCATCTTCAGTTAATTCTTTAATTACATGAGAAACTCTATCCAAATTAATAACAGGACCCATTGGATGACCAAGTTCTCCAAGAGCTCGTCCCTCTTTAACATATTTATTATTAAAATTATTTACTTCTTTTTTCAAAACTGCATGAGGATAAACTCTGCCATTCTGATTCTTAATATCAGATTGCATAAAGATACCCTTAATGTATTGCTCTTTACCTTTACCTTCAACAAGGTATTCAATCTCGTTAGTATGTTCTGTTATTAGTTTCATTGGCTGTCCTTTTCCCTTTTTTTAGCAAGTCGTTCATTTTCTGCTTTACGAATTTTTGGTAAAATTCGTTTAGCAATTTTTGCAATAACACCCTTTTTCTTTGCTAATCTTTTTTCTAAATTTTCTTTTCCTGATATTGATAAATCAGATTTACTTCTATCTTTTAAAATTTTCTTAGCAACTATATCTCTTGCTTTTTTCGCAGCTCGTTTTTTTAACTTCGCAGGATTTGCTTTTCGTTTCATAGCAATTTTTCGTTTACGAGCAATCTGTTTTCCTTTCACTTTCATCATGCGTGCTTTTTTCATACGAACCATCTTACTCATTACTTCATCAAGAACATCATTAATCATGTCATCAACATTTTTCATTTTGCTTCATCTTTCGGAGTGTCTTGTGATACTTCCCATTCTTTATGTGACATATCAGAATGAACTTTATCACAATCATGATTTTCAGTTCTTCGACCATCACCACCTGCACACTTACGTCTTTTACCATCTGCTTTAATATACTCAGTTACTTTTTGAACAAGACTTTCTTTTTTACTTTTAGCCGTCGCTGCAGCAATTTTCTTTTCTCTATCAGCTTGATCTTTTGATCTTTTTTTCTCTATGTCAGCATTACGGACTGCGGTTTCTTTATCTCTATTAGCCTTAGCTAGATTACGCAGTTTAGTAGCATTTGCTTTCTTTACATCTGCAAGACCATCTTTTAAATATTGTTTAAAATTTTTCATGTGTCTGCCTTTGGAGTTTCAGGTGTGGTTGTTGGTTTAGTTTCTGAACTTGGTAATTCAAATTTAAAACTATTTTTATAATCCTCAATAGCCTTTAAAGATTTACTCTTTAAACCTTTTGCAATACCTTCTTTTGCTTTAGTAAGTTTTTTACTAAAAATATCTTTTAAAATGCTACTTGTTATATCAACCATTTTTAATCCTTTCGTTCATTACATTTTTAATAGCATCAACTAATAAATCATCAGTAAGAGTTTCTTCCTTGATCCATTGTGTCACTTGGTTTTCACTTTCATCAATTTCTTTACCAGAGATTCTATCCAAGACATTCTTTTTCCAATCAGTTTTTTGAATACGTTCAATAGATATAATCTCCTTAGGTTTTTTTAATTTTTTCTTGAGGGCCATTTTGACTTCACCCGCACTTGAACCATCCATATAGAATGGGGGAAATCCCTCAACCTCTACTTTCCACATAGCCTCTGAAAATAAATTCTTTTTATAATTATCAAGAAAACTTTGTGTTTTAACTTTTAAAATAGATTTCATAGTTTTATAAGGTTTAGAAGTCTTCATCTCCATCTCCATCTTCGTCATCTCCTGTTTCATCTTCTTCCGGTTTCTCTGCTTCTATCTGTTTATCAATTTCTTTCATTTGCTCTTCAGTCTGTTGTAAAATATTTCTACGCAGATACTCTTTGGAAATATAATTACCAACATACTCCTCAGCCATTGAAACTAACTCAAAACGATCCCTCATAATCTCAGAGTTTTTCAACTCCATGAAATGAGAATCTTTTGCCCAGATATAACGAATACGATCTCTAACTTCCCACCAATCTTCTTCTTTAATAATACCTCTCAAAATCAACTGAACTCTAAGCAGGTCTGTAAAAAGAACAGAAAATCTGTGTCGTAAACGACTAATAAACTTTCCAAACTTTACTTCATCTCTTGTAATCTCAGAAGCTCTTCCAAGATTAAACTGTGTCGAATCAGTTCCCTCAATTCGTGAGATTGGAACA